GAACGGCGGCGCGGTCACTACGATTGACATCAACGGCGGCACCATTGATGCCACAAGCATCGGCGCGAGCAGCGCATCGACCGGCGCGTTCACGACGCTTACCACCTCCTCGACTGTAACGCTCAACGGCGGCACCGCCAACGGCGTGCTGTATCTGAACGGCAGCAAGGTGGCGACGTCGGGGAGTGCGATTGTATTTGACGGTACTAACGTCGGCATAGGCACCGCCTCGCCAGATGCAAACTTTAAACTTGACGTACAAGCAGCGACAGGCCGCGTCAAACTTACATCAACCACTGGGACGAATTCTGTTGTTTATCAAGCAAACAACACTGGCGGAACATTAAACGTCGGAATTGATAGCAGCACTGGCGGCTCGCTGTTTGGCGTTGGCGCTTATGCGGCTGGCGTTTGGTATTCTGGAAACTATCCGCTTGTTTTTGGCGTCAACAACGCCGAAGGCTTTCGCCTCACCTCCTCCACGCTCTACACAGCGTCGGGGATTAACGTCGGCATCGGGACGAGTTCGCCTGCTCAACGCCTCCACGTTCAAGACAGTACTGCCAACAATGGAACAATTCAACTTGGTGGTGCGTCCTTCTACGGCACTATCAAACACAATGCTACAGGTACTGGCGCAAACGAGTACGTAACGGCTTCAGCATCCGGCGGAGGACATCAGTTTTTCAGAGGAACTACGCTTCAGTTTATGACTGACTCCTCCGGCAACCTCGGCTTGGGCGTCACGCCGAGTGCGTGGAGTGTTGGAAAAGCGATTGAAGTTGGCGCAGTTGGAAATTCCATCTGGGGAAACGGCGCAGGAAACATTCGTGTACTTTCTAATGCGTATTACAATGGCGCATTTAAGTATGCAACAAGTGCTGCTGCATCACAGTACACACAAGATGGCGGCACTCATGCTTGGTCTATTGCCCCCTCATGGAACGGCACCGGCAGCGATGTCATCTCTTTCACGCAGGCGATGACGCTGGATGCGGATGGAGACTTGGGGGTGGGTACGACGAGTCCGGCTGAAAGACTACATGTTGTAAGCGGCGCAAATACCACTCAAATTCGTTTTACTGATAACACCAACTGCAACGGCTATTTGGGTAGTCGCACCGGGAACCTCGCCACGCTGCACACCGACCAAACCCTTGCTTTTGGTACGGGCAACTCCACATTCGCCGAACGCGCCCGCATCACGAGCGGGGGGTATTTCAAGGCGAGTAATAACGGGACGTACACAGACAGTACGGGTGCATATGCGGAGTTTTATCAAAACGCAAATGATATTGGTTTGCTTATACGCAACCAAAATGCCTCTAATACAGCAAATGTTTTAGAAGTCGCAGCAGATAGGAATACCACAAACAATTCGTATTACCTTATTAGGGCAAATGTATTTGGCGTAGAAAATAGATTTCAAGTGGCAGACTCAGGTAACGTCACCAACACAAATGGCTCATACGGCACAATCTCCGATGCCAAAATGAAGACCGACATTGTGGACGCAGGTTCGCAATGGGATGACTTGAAGGCCGTGCGGTTCCGCAAGTTCAAGATGAAGGATGACCCGCAGCAAATCACGCAGTTGGGTGTTGTGGCGCAGGAACTTGAGCAGACCTCGCCGGGGTTGGTGGAAGAACACGCCGACCGTGACGCAGAGGGCAACGACCTTGGCACCACTACCAAGTCGGTTAAGTCGTCCATCTTGCTGATGAAAGCCGCCGTCGCCCTGCAAGAAGCCATGACCCGCATCGAACAACTTGAGGCGAAAGTCGCCACATTGGAGAGCAAATAAATGTCTACTGTAATCACATGGAACATCTCGGTTCTTAACTGCATCCCGCAAACCGCAGAGGGCGCTGACTACGTGACAGTTGCCCACTGGCAGTGCAACGGCGTAGACGGCCAATACAACGGCAGCGTCTACTCGACCTGTTCGTTTCCCGTCGTGCAGGGCGAGGCTTTCACGCCTTACGCTGATTTGACGCAAGAGCAAGTGCTGGGCTGGATCTGGGCGAATGGAGTGGATAAGGCGGCAACCGAGGCTGCGGTGGAGGGGCAGATACAGAACCAAATCAACCCGCCCATCGTGTCGCCGCCGCTGCCGTGGGTAGCCTAATGATTAAACTCGAATTGACGATTGAAGAAGTCAACGCCATTCTGCAAGTGCTTGGCGATCTGCCCACTAAAACTGGCGCATGGCCTTTGGTGTTGAAGATTAAAGAGCAGGCCGAGCCACAGGTTCCGCCTTCGGAGCCGGTACAATAAATCTAGGGGTAGTCTATGGCTAACCTTTTTGACTCTGCGAATTATCCGACCCGAGAGCCGACCGCTCTGCAAGCGGGCGATCTCTGGGCGTGGAAGCGCACCGATTTAGTCACGGACTACCCATCGTCGGCCTATAGCCTTTCGTACATTGCGCGTCGAGAGATCACGGGCGAGAAGATTTCTATCTCGACCACCGGCTCGACCGAGGCTTACACGGTCTCGGTATCCTCGACCACGACCGACAACTACGAAGAAGGCCGGTATCACTGGGTCGCATACATCACCCGCACCTCGGACTCTGCCCGTATCGAAGTCGACAAAGGCGTGTTCGAGGTTGCGCCGAACCGCTCGACCAGTTCAGCCGATCCGCGCTCGTTCGCGCAGATTGCGCTCGACAACATCGAAACGTACTTAAAAGACCCGACCAACCTTGCAGCCGCGTCCTACTCGATTGCCGGACGCTCGCTCTCGCGCTGGAATCGTGCCGACCTTTTGACCGAACGCGAACGGCTCAAGGGCGAGGTGACGCGAGAGCGCAGGGCCGAACAGATCGCCAAGGGATTGGGAACTAACGCCACCATTCGCGTGAGGTTTACGGCATGAGTCTACTCGACTATTTCAAAAGACAAACGCCAAAGCCTCGCAAGCGATCCTTTGACGCAGCAAACACCGGACGGCTTTTCTCCGACTGGCTCGTGCAAACCAAGACCGCCGACAGCGATCTACGCTATGCGCTCAAGGCCATGCGTGCTCGCTCGCGGGATCTCTGCCAAAATAATGACTATGCGCGACGGTATCTTGATCTCGTAGCAACCAACGTCGTCGGGCCGCGTGGCATCACTTTACAGGTGCGTGCGCGTGAGCAGACGGGTGCGCTCGATCAAGTAGCGAACCAACAGTTAGAGGCGGCGTTCTATGCGTGGGCGCAGCCTGGCGTGTGTACGGTAGACGGGCGGTTGTCGTGGATCGACGCGCAGCGCGTCTTTATCGAGAGCGTAGCGCGAGACGGCGAGTGCTTTGTGTTGTTCGTAGAGGACAATGCAAACCCATTCCGTTTTCGCTTACAGTTCATTGATCCCGATCTTGTCGACCAAGACAAGAACGAGATTCTGGCAAACGGCGGTCAGATTCGCATGGGCATCGAGATCGACGCCTCTGGCCGTCCAGTCGCTTACCATGTGCGGGTACGTCCGCCCGATGATTATCAAATCGGCACGACGAACCCTAAGACAGAGCGCATTCCAGCCGAGCGCATGATTCACGCATTCCGCGTGGATCGTATCGGCCAGAATCGCGGCAGTCCGTGGACAGCCACCTCGATGACGCGACTGAAGATGCTCGGCGGTTACGAAGAGGCCGAGTTAGTCGCAGCGCGAGTGTCGGCTTCCAAGATGGGTTTTTTCGTCTCGGAGTCCGGCGACGAGTACCAAGGCGATGGCACCGCACCGGACGGCACGCTCAATATGGACGTGCAGCCGGGCCAGTTCTCGCAATTGCCCGCAGGCGTAGACTTCAAGGCATACGATCCGCAGCATCCCTCGACGGCCTTTAAGGACTTTGAGAAAGCGATGCTGCGCGGTATAGCCTCCGGCCTCGGCGTGTCTTATACGTCGCTGGCGAATGATCTGGAGGCGGTATCGTATTCGTCCATCCGCCAAGGACTGCTCGAGGAGCGCGACCATTGGCGCACCGTGCAGCACTGGGTCATTGAGCATTTCTGCCAGCCGGTTTATCTGCGCTGGCTGCGACAGACGCTCGACTCTGGCGTGATTAACCTTCCGGCAAACAAGTTCTTCAAGTTCAGCGCGACCCAGTGGGTGCCGCGTGGCTGGCAGTGGGTTGATCCGCGCAATGAGGCGGAGGCGCAGATTGTTGCGATCAATAACGGACTGATGACGCGCACACAAGCACTCGCAGAGCGCGGCCTCGACATCGAGGATGTTATGCGTGAGCGTCAAGCCGAAGAAGAGATGATCGCGTCGTTTAATGTAACGCTTCCGGGCGGCACTTCTCCGATTCCTCCAGAGGTGAGCAATGGCGGCTAAATACGACATCGTTTGCGATCAAGGCGCAACCTTCAGCCGTCAGTTGACATGGCTCGACGACTCATCAAGCGCGGTAAACTTGACCGGCTACACAGCGCGTATGCAAGTGCGCGAAACGGTCGAGTCATCCTCCACGCTGCTGTCGCTAACCACAGAGAACTCGCGCATTGCGCTTGGCGGTACGGCTGGCACTATCACGCTAACCGTAACGGCAGCGGATACGGCAGCGGTCGTCGCCGGTCACTATGTCTATGACCTCGAGTTAGTCTCGGGCAGCACGGTGTATCGGCTCGTGCAGGGTTGCTTCACTGTAGACGCAGAGGTGACGCGATGACCGAGCGCATCATCGTTGACGAAACTTTGCAATCGGTCGTCATTGAGGAGTCGAACAACGAGGTTGTCGTTCGCACCGGCTGGCCCGATGGCGCACAGAAAGGCGCGAACAGCGACATCACCTCGATGTCGGGGCTCACTGGCGGAGTTGCCACGCCCACATATATCGATTTCGCAGCGGCTGGTGCCACGGATGCCGAGCGACGATTGGCGTGGAATCCCGACACCGGCACAGTGCAAATCGGAATGGTCGGCGGCAACGTACAGGCCGAACTTGCGCAGACGCTATATGCCTATGTTCACAACGCAGAAGGCTCGACGATTGCCAAGGGTAAGCCGGTCTATCTGTACCAAGCGACGGGCAACAAGGCATCGGTCAAACTGGCCTACAACACCACGGACGCGACCTCTGCCAAAACTTTTGGCCTCGCAGCCGAGAGCATCGCATCGGGCGCGAATGGGTTAGTCATCTGCCAAGGCGTGCTCGATAAGATCAACACGAGCGCATATAACGAAGGCGACACTCTATACCTCGGCGCGACTGCTGGCACGCTTACGGCCACGAAGCCGAAAGCACCGAACCACATGGTTTATGTTGGTATCGTTGAGCGGGCCAATGCTGGAAACGGGCAGATTTATGTCCGCGTGCAAAACGGCTACGAACTGGACGAAATCCACGACGTGCAGATCAACTCGCCCGCCAATGGGCAGTTGATTATTTACGATGCCGCCACGAGCCTCTGGAAGAATGCCAACCTCACGGCGGGCACGGGCATCTCGATTACGAACGGCGCAGGGTCGATCACCATTTCCGCGCCGGAGAACGGCACGGTCACAAACGTAGCAACCGGCACAGGATTGACGGGCGGCCCGATCACCTCGACGGGCACGATCAGCCTCGCCAACACAGCCGTTAGCGCAGGGTCATACGGCAGCGCGTCCGCTGTGCCGACCTTTACGGTGGACGCACAGGGCCGACTCACGGCGGCATCGAATACGAGCATCGCTATCGCTAACACAGCGGTTAGCGGCCTCGGTACGATGTCGACGCAGAATGCCAATAACGTGACGATCAGCGGCGGCTCGGTCTCTGGGATTACCGACCTTGCCATCGCAGACGGTGGCACCGGAGCCTCGAACGCATCGACCGCGCTGTCTAACCTAGGCGGCGTACCCACAGGGCGCACCGTAAGCGCAGGGACAGGGCTTTCTGGCGGCGGAGACCTCTCGGCCAATAGAACCATAAGCCTCGCAAATACTGCCGTCACAGCGGCCTCGTATGGCTCTGCATCACAGGTTGCAACATTCACGGTAGACGCGCAGGGCAGACTCACCGCTGCGAGCAATACGTCGATCTCAATTGCTAACACGGCGGTTTCTGGTCTGGGCACCATGTCTACCCAGAATGCCAACAGCGTCAGCATCTCCGGCGGTAGCGTTTCCGGCATTACCGATCTGGCCGTGGCTGATGGCGGAACAGGCGCATCGTCGGCCTCGGGCGCACGCACGAACCTGTTGCCGACTTACACCAGCAACGCGGGCAAGGTGCTTGCCGTCAATGTCGGTGGCACGGATGTCGAGTGGATCTCGGCTGGCGGCGTGGGCACGGTCACGAGCATTGATGTCTCGGGCGGCACGACTGGGCTGACCACATCCGGTGGCCCGATCACAAGCAGCGGCACCATTACGCTGGCCGGCACGCTGGCCGTTGCGAACGGCGGCACAGGATCGACCACAGCGGGCGCGGCTTTGACTGCTCTAGGTGCTGCGGCATCTGCCACGACCATCTCGGCTGGCACAGGGTTGAGCGGCGGCGGCGATCTGTCTGCGAATCGCACCATCTCGCTCGCCAATACCGCAGTGACGGCAGCGTCCTACGGTTCGGCGTCCCAAGTTGGGACATTCACCGTAGACGCGCAGGGTCGATTGACTGCCGCATCGAACACGTCGATTGCGATTGCAAATACCGCAGTCAGTGGCCTTGGCACAATGTCGACGCAAAACTCCAATGCGGTGACCATTCAACCCGCAGCGTCGGCCACGCCGAGCAGCAACGGCGACATGGTGTTTGAGTTGACCGACAATTCCACGCTCACGATCAAGGTCAAAGGCAGCGACGGCACGGTTCGTGTGGTAGCCTTAACATTGACGACGACGGCGGAATCGTTCTTGAGGCTTGAGTAATGGCTGTCGACACAAAGCCCACAGAGGCAATGGCAGCAGAGGCCGCTCGCGGATTAGAGTGGCGCGAAGAGTTCGGACGCGGCGGCACAGAGGTCGGCGTTGCTCGTGCTCGGGACATTAAGAATCGAGCGAATCTTTCGCCCGAAACGATCCGAAGGATGGTGAGTTACTTTGCAAGACACGAAATCGACAAAGAAGCCGAGGGCTTCCGTCCGGGCGAAGAGGGCTACCCGTCCGCAGGACGTATCGCGTGGGCACTCTGGGGCGGAGACCCCGGCCAGAGTTGGGCTAATCGAAAAAGCGCGGAACTGGATCGTGAAGATGAGGGACGAAATATGGACAAGGTAGAAACAAGGCACGTCGTCGCTGTCGTCGAGGACGAGGCAACCGTTACCGTGACATTCGCCAAGTCGGAGTACGACATGGACGAAAGCGAGGAAGCGGACGAGGCTATCGAGGCGCTGGAAGAAGCCGCCGAAGATGGCGAGGAAATCTTCGCCGAGGGCGAGCGTCCCAAGGATATGTACGGCAACGAACCGTATGAAGAGGACTACGCTGGCCCTGCCAAGCGCAAGGGGCCGACCGAGCGTGTATTCCGCTCAGCGATCTTTGAGCGTGCGTCCATCATGGAAGACCAGCGTCGTGCGACGTTGGCCTTCTCGAGCGAGATGGCGGTAGACCGTGGCTGGGGAATGGAAATACTCGACCACTCGCCCGGCTCAATCGACATGGAGTTTATTGGCAGTGGCCGTGCGCCGCTGCTTGTGGATCACGAGATGGCCGATCAAGTCGGCGTCGTGGAGCAGATCAGCCTCGGAGCAGACCGCGTGGCGCGGGCTGTCGTGCGCTTTGGGAAAAGTGCGCGAGCCGAGGAAATCTGGCAGGACGTAAAGGATGGAATACGGTCAAACGTGTCTGTCGGTTACGTTATCAGCGAGATGGTATCGGATGGAAAGCAAGGAGACCGGGAGGTTTTCCGCGCAGTCAGTTGGATGCCGCTCGAAATTAGTATCGTATCTATCCCGGCAGATACCAGCGTCGGCGTTGGTCGTGCGATCAACACTGCGCCGGTTGCCGAACCTAAAATCATTGTCAAGGAGACAAAAATGTCTGACGAAATCAACAGCGTCCGTGAGGATGCAGCAAAGGCCGAACGCGCTCGCGTTTCGGCGATTATGGATCTGGCCTCGCGTCACAACCATCGCGAGTTCGGCGAGTCGGCGATTCGTGACGGAGCCTCGATCGAGCAGTTCCGTGGCGCGTTGCTCGACAAGGTGGCCTCCAAGCCGCTGAACGTTGACCACGAGGTCGGCCTCTCCGATAAGGAAGTGCGTTCGTTCTCGTTCGTCCGTGCGATCAAGGCTCTGTCGAACCCGCAGGATCGTCGCGCCCAAGAGGACGCGGCTTTCGAGTTCGAAGTGTCCGAAGCCGCCGCGAAGAAGGAAGGCCGCACCTCACGCGGTCTCTTGATTCCGGTTGATGTGCTGTACGGGAAGCGCGATCTGACCACCTCGACGGCCTCTGGCACGGCGAAGGCGGGCAACCTCGTTGCGACCGATCTGCTGGCTGCGTCGTTCATCGACGTGCTGCGTAACAAGATGGTGCTCAACACCCTCGGCGCGCAGTTCCTCACGGGCCTCAACGGTAACGTTGCCATCCCGCGCAAGACCTCGGCTTCTTCGGCCTACTGGGTCGCCGAGAACAGCGCACCGACGGAGAGCACCAACGCTCCGGCGTTCGATCAAGTCACGATGTCGCCGAAGACCCTCGGTGCCTACGTTGACATCAGCCGCCGCTTGATGCTCCAGTCGTCGCTCGACATCGAGAACCTCGTCCGCAATGACTTGGCTACCTCGATTGCCGTGGCGATGGACGGTGCTGCGGTCGCTGGCTCGGGCAGCAACAAGCCGACCGGCGTGCTCAACACGTCGGGCATTGGCTCGGTGACGCTCGGCACGAACGGTGCTGCGCCGACTTGGGCGATGGTGGTGAACCTCGTGAAGGAAGTGGAGACGGACAACGCGTTGACCGGCTCTGCGGCGTTCCTCACGAACGGACAGGTGAAGGCGAAACTCTCCACGACCTCTCGGCAGTCGAGCGGCGTGGAAGGCAACTTCATCCTCGGCCCGGATATGGCGAACCTGTACGGCTACCCGATCTACGTTTCGCAGCAGGTTCCCTCGAACCTCACGAAGGGTTCGGGTTCCAGCCTCTCGGCCATGCTGTTTGGTGTGTGGAGCGATCTGCTCATCGGCCAGTGGTCGGGTATCGACATCCTCGTCGATCAGTACAGCGGTTCGAATGCCGGTACGGTGCGCGTCGTGGCGTTCCACGATTGCGACTTCGCCGTGCGGCACCCCGAGTCGTTCGCCGAGTGCAACGAGATCGTCACGACCTAAGAGTGATTGATCTAGCCGCATTGGAGGGTCGCCATCGGGGACAGCGTTGCGCTGTCCTGGGTGGTGGCCCGTCCTTGGTGGAAGACATCAAGGCGGTGCAGCCACTGTTATTGCAGGGGGGCGTGTTGGTTGGAGTCAATCAGCACGCTCTCCTGCTCTCTCTTGATTACATTGTTTACCAAGACAAAGAACTCTGGCCGTTGTTGAAAGATCATGCGCCAGTGATTTCGCACCACAAGGATGCGTGCGATATTTGGTCGGGCATCTGTCCCGACTTCGGATTCTCCGGCGGCACGGCAACGTGGATCGCTGGATTTATGGGCTTCGACCAGATATACATCTGCGGCTGCGACAACTACATGAGCAACCGGCGGTACTGGCACAGCAAGTTAGGCGATCTGCGCGTCGAGGAAGGTATCTCCAACGTGCAAGCATGGATCAAGGTTCGGGACTACATGAAAGAACCCGAACGGGTACGAGTGGTTTCTGGCTGTCTAACACAGGTATTTCAAGGATTATGAAAGTCGAGATGATCCGCTCCCGTCTTTACAACGGGCAAACGCTTGAACGTGGCCGGGTGGTCGAAGTAGACCCGACCTTCGGAAAGTGGCTTGTGGGCCGTGGCATGGCGGTCGAGTACAGCCGCCCGTCTTTCTTCCAGCCAGAGCAGCCGAAACGTGGACGACCGCGCAAAGGAGATTGAAAAGTACCGCGACGTCTATAGCCGCTATCCGCACTACGCGATGGCCGACGATAGACTGCACCCCGTCCGTGCCGCATTGAGAGCCTATAATGGCGCTTTTCTGGACGTATCCTGCGGTAGGGGTGAGTTGATCCGCGAGGCCGCTGTAATGGGTTTTAATCCCGTTATAGGCACGGAGGCTGTGCCGGAACTGTGTGGTGGCAATGTGCAAAACGCCACCATCACGAGCCTACCTTTTGACGACAAGTCGTTCGACGTAGTGACTTGCATCGACGTAATCGAGCACATTCTGGAACCGGACATCGTGCCTGGGCTGCGAGAACTCGAGCGCGTCTGCCGTGGGACGATCATCATTGCCGCAGCCGACTACCCTACATGGTGGGACGGGGTGAACCTACACCCTTCGGCGCGACCATACCCGGAGTGGCATCGGCTATTCAGCGAGACCTTTAGCGGGACGGTGCGATTGATCGGGCCGACCTCAACCAGCGAAATGTGGAGCGTGACGTATGCCAGTTGAAAGCGCATTCGACCGCTCGGCATTTGTATCGGATGCGGCGGTGACATTTATCTACAAGAACCAAGGCACGCGCTATACCATGCGCGGCATATTCGACAGCGACTATCAAGGCGTGAATGTCGCCGATCCCGAGTTCGCCAGCGATCAGCCGCAGATCACGCTGCCAACCTCTGCGCTGCCCTTTGAGCCACTGCAAGGCGATAAGGTCTACTATAACGAAGAGGTCTACAACGTCCGCAATTTCCGAGCAGATGGCACAGGCATGACTGTGCTCGTCCTCGAAATCACAACGGGCTTGTCTGCGCCATGAGTTTTGAGAGCGCATTTGATCGACTGTCGATGGTGGCCTCGACGGACTGGGGCACATCGGCTGTGTACCAAAACCGCAAGACGCGGTTTCCGATTGTCGGCATATTTGACAACAACTACCAAGGCGTGGACGTTGCCGAGGTTGAATTCGCAAGCAGCACGCCGATCTTGACCATCCCGACGGCAACGCTGCCGTGCAAGCCGGTGGTCGGCGATTTCGTGATTATCGACTGCCGGAACTACACGGTTCGGAACTTTCGCGCAGACGGCACTGGTATGACCGTGCTGCATTTGGAATACATGACCGAGTTGGAAATCGCAACGGTTAACAATCTGCTGCTGCAAGACGGCTCCAATATGCTGCTGGAGAACGGCGGCTTCATCTTGCTTGAGGTGAGCAACTGATGGCACACGCACGCACACAAGTACGCAATGCCGTGGTCTCGGTACTGCAAACCGCAGCGGTCGCCGATACGGTGTCAAAGTCGCGGGTCTATCCGATCCCTGCCGACACAGTATCAATGGCACTGGTCTACACCAATGCCGAGGCTATCCCGCAGACCACGCTGACATACCCGCGCAAGTTTGAGCGAGAATTAAATCTTGTCGTCGAATGCGTGGCACGAGACTCTGACTATTTA